AATTCTTCCATAACAGTGTACAGGAGCCCAGTCTATCAAGTCATCTCCACAACCATAAGTAATATAAATAGGTCTTTGAAATTGTGTAGTGGCTGTTGCTAACTGTTTATTGAGGATCTCAATAGCGGCCTCGTTCTCATTAATAGCTTCTCCCGCTTCTACCTCCCCCTGTAGCCCTGTACCTTTAGAAAATAATGTTTCCTCTTCCCCAATTTTATCTTCTACGGCTGCTAATTCGTTAGCTAGTTTTTTTAGTTTTTCAGCAGAACCATCAATATTGTTTAATCGCCTCTCTTCTTTTTTTAGTTTGGTTCTAAGAGATTCTTGAAAAACTAGATCATTTTTCTTTTTAAGAAGATTTCTACCCACTGGATTATTTTTAATATCCAAAATTCCTTCTACGGTGTTATCCAACATAGCCTGTTCAAAGACTCCCTGAGGGTCCATGAGTTCTATCTCTACACGAGCGTCTGATCCTTCCCCACCTACTGAATGGTTAAGGGAAATAAAAGTAGATCCAGGGGCATTATTAAAAATATAGGTTTGAGGATTAGAGGTTATAGTAGAACCAATAAGATTTAAACCTAGTTGAGCCTGTAGTCTAAAGGCTTCCTGTTGATCTTTATATATTTTAAACGCTTCTAAAGATCCCATTTCCTGAAATTTAATCATAACTTCAGGGTCATAAGACATGACAATGTTTACTGTGGGAACAACTTGCATATTTATATTATAGGCTTATAGGGATTCTAATAGGATCTCCAGCATTTAACGCTTCGAACACATCAAATGTCGAATTTCTTTCGCAAACTACCCACCACGCTGCTGGAGTATCTAAATACAGATTAGAAATTAGGTCGGGTCTATGCTCATATCCAGCGGGTATTTTACCAGAAAGACCTTTAAAAGATCGACTACTCCCACTTCCTCCAAAAGTATTTTCATATTGAGTACTACCAACGCTAGTAGGAATACGAACTCCTTTGTGGGATATAGTTACATATCCAAAACCACTTCTATTTCCAGGATATTTATTTTGCATATTTTAACCTTCAGACCAAAAGCCCTGTTCTGGGAGAGGATCTGTTGTGTAGGGTGAATTTATAGCACTCTCCCATCCTGCAAGATTATCTCTCGTTAAAAATTTTGCAGGTTCGTACTGTCCGAAATCCCCCACCCTCACCTCTTCTAAAGTTAGAGCCACCGTTAAGCGTCTGGGGGTAAGGGTTTCTAAATGATACCCCGCTTCCTCTTCCCAAGATAGATTATAGGATTTACAGATACAAGGAACACTTTGATACAGAGTTCCAAAATCTAATCTTAGTAGAGGAGGACCATACAAAGGATTAGTAGCCTTATTAGTAACAGAAGTTCTTAAAAGAGCTATAAAGAATAAAAGAGTATCAATAACTTTATGTATTTCAGTTACAGCAGATTCAGGTAAATCAACATTAGCTCCAAGAGGTCCTAATACCGAATTCAGGACCGCTTGGGTAGCTTGGTTTCCATAAAGAGTAGATAGTTGAGCATTATTTAAAAAGGATCCTTCTGATTCTGCTAGTATAGACAAGTAAACTTTTTCTACAGCCTTGGATAAAGAATTTGCAGCGTCACCTTTTTTTTGCATTGAAGAAAATTTTGCGTTTTGAGTAAACAACAATTTCTCAGACTCCTTTCCAGAGTTAGCAAAGACTCTCGTAAACCTATTAATTCCCATCTCATGCATTGCTAAGTGGGGCAAAGTAAAATGCATCTTAACCTTTATCTTTCTGGAAGACGCTCCTGTATAAGCAAACAAACTTCCTGCTCTTCCAACAGGATTATACTCAGCATAGTTAGCACTTTGAGTTTCTGTAATAGTGGGATTTTCATAGAAGGGCAAAAAGATAAGAGGTTCTGGATCTCCTCCATAATGGAAAACGATACGAGACCGTTGATCCATTGCTCGACTATGAAACATTTTTCCGTAAGTATCAAGATTAGCCATTAGAGGTCATTCCCCACTGCACCCTGTCCCATAGATCGTCTTTCTACACCAGGAGAAACTCTACTATTAGCTATTTGTCGGTTTCTTTGATTAATACCATGTGACCCTTGATCATTATTTTCTTGGGACAGTTCATTAGCATCATGTATAGCTTTGACTATAGCCTGTAAAAGCACTATTGTCTCTTGGGCCTCCGCTCTCATCCTAGGACTATCTGTATTCTCTTTCCTTTGTTGTTCTCTCGCTATATTGTCTTTTAATCCTTTAAGAGAAGTACCTGCGGGTACATGTGTACTACCAGATATAGGATTACCAAACATATCCGTACCAGAATCCTCTATAGTAAACTCAGGAGAATCTTCTCTACCATAAGGACCAGCCATTGCCAGTCCCCCCATTTTTTCAATATCATCAGTAGATAATTTACTTAACCCCGTTGCTGTTGCGTTTAATGCAGAAGGAAGTTTATTAAGAGAGTCTACTAATTTATTAATATGTTTAGCAGCTTTTCCCATCTTTACTAGTTTTTCTACAGGATCATCTCCTGCGGTAAACATGGAGAAGAATCCAGAAACGGCTCCTCCTGCGGAAAGTGCAGACAATCCTGCTGCAACAGAGAATAAGGCTGGACCTAATAGGAAAAGACTCATTATAGAAACTCCTGCTAGTGCAGTCATTACAACAGCTAGTTGTTCAAGTCCTGGTGCGGCAATAGCGATAGCCACCGCTAAGGGAATTAAGGCCAATCCTAATACGGCAAATGCTGACGCTCCTGCCATAATAAAGGGAGAAAGAAATGCCGCTCCAGTTGCCGCAGCGGAAAGTACCACAAGGGCTCCTGCAAATGCAAACATTGTATCCATACCTACACCCTTAAGTAAACTAAATCCAAAGGCCAATGGAATAAGGGAAGTACCTAAGGCTAGAAAAGCAAGAGAACCTAAGAAAATAGCCGCTGAAAGGCCCCCTGCAATGACCGCTGCTGCACCTAGAATAATTAAGGCCCCAGAAAAGGCAATCATCTGTCCTATGCTAATGCCTTCTAGTAAACTAAATGCAAGGGCTAAAGGAATAAGAGCAAGCCCTACTAGTCCTAATCCTGCTGCACCTAGAATAATTGCTGAAGTACCAAAGGGTTTAATACCCATCTTAGCGAAAAATAGAAGGGTTAAGGCTAAGGCAGTAATTGTTTTGAACCCTACACCCTTCATCATCCTTAAAGCTATAGCTAGAGGGATAAGAGAAGCCCCTACTAGGGCTATTCCTAATGCACCTTTAAAAACTTTTCCTTTGGAAAAAGCTTCAATTCCTTTGGCAATTCCAGTAAGAGTATTCTGTATTAAGCCTCCTATTCCTCCTCCAATACCTTTTCCTAAATCAGCTAAACCTTTTCCCATCCCAGAAAGACTCTTTCCCCAACTTCCAACATCTTTTGAAGCAGCACCTCCACCACCCCCTCCCCCCGAAAAACTAGAAACCTTACCCACAGCCTTAGATTTAGCAGTTGGACCCTCTTTCCAACTTTTTTTCAAACCACCAAAGAATTGACCGGGTTTGCTTTTCCAATCCTTAATACTTGGTGCCTTGGTGATCCTACCTCGCCCACCTTTCCATCGACCCCCTCCACCCATACGCTTATCAAAAACCTTCCCTAAAGGGTTAAGTAAAGCATCTTTGGCCCCTCTCCACATACCCCCAGCGGCAGCGGCACCTCCCCTGAGAGCCCCCCCTACTCCACCAACTACTCCTTTAGCTATCATTACTGCTTTAAGAGCCAGTATACCTGCCAGAAGGGCTGCCATCCCTATTACAACTCGGACGGCAATAACTGTTGCTTGACGATGTGCTTTAACAAACTCCTGAACCCTCCCCATCACTTTGTAAATTACCTTTATTAAAGGACTAAAAGCTTCATCTTTTATAGATTGCCAAGTAGTTGCAAATTCCTTACTAACAGCAGTTCTCTCTGCGACCATAGCACTATAGTCTGTCATGGTCATGCCCATCTCTGTAGCCGCCTCACTCATCCCCTTATAGACCATAGCTCCCTCAGCCATAGCAGGACCAAGAGCATCAGAAACAGCCTTGTACGCGATTGCAGGGTCTCCTGTGCCTTGCAAATAAGACTGGTACATATCATGAGCCGCCCTACCCGCAGTTTCAACCATCATTAGGGCATTTCTAGTTGCATCCCCTTCACCTTTAAGAAGAGCTTCCCTATCTGCACTAACTCCAAGTATCGACGCTGTAATAGCCCCTTCTGCTGATAACATAGAATCTAGAAATTTAGTACCAGACTTAGCCATTTCTGGGCCAAGAGCAGCACCAATTGCAGCACCCGCTTCTAAAATCTCAGGTCCAATATTAAGAAGAGAATACATCTTCATGGAACCTTTTAATTCTCCAATAGCCCCAACTAACTCTTCTGTAGTCATTCCAAATCTTTGGCTTAAAGATTGGACTGAACTATGAAGATTGGTTTGTTGCTCATTGGACATTAAAGTTCCAGCAGTCAATCCTTGCATCTCTTTCATTAACTTTAAGGAGTTGCCTCCTGTAATTTTGGTTTGTGCGAGGAGTAAATCAGTAGCCTGATTAGATCTTCTAGAACCTGCCGCAAACTGTTCCCAACCTATCTCAAGAGCTTTCCCATACCCAGTTATACCATTAGTTAGATTCTGGGTAGTAGAAGACTGCTGCTCCATAACCTTAGTTAAGTTTAAGCCTCTAGAAAGAGCTTTCTCTTGCATTTTCATGCTATTCTTAACAGCAGTAACAATCTCCTGCGATCCCACTGTAACAGCTTTCCCTACTACAGGAATAGCCTTTGCCGCTCTTTTTAAATTCCATAGACTCTTTTTTGAGTGTTTAGTCATACCAGAACCAGTACTTGCTTGTTCATCTGTAGCATCTGCTATTTGTTGTAGTATAACAGTATGAGATGATAAAGCTAATGCAATATCTTCTAAGCTCTTTGCTAGATCTGGATTATCTTCTGGGGGAGGGGCCATTTTACTTTCCTAAAGCTACTTTATATATCTCTTTCATTTGTCCTAATTTGTAGGTTCTATAGCTATCTATTCCTAATAATTTAATCAAACTTTTCTTAATCTTACCGTAATAAGAAGATTTACGTCTCTTCTTATATAGGTTCTCTATGATAGTATCAATAACAACCTCAGAATCTCCCTCTAGCTTAAAACAACTTACTAACTTATCTCCATATTTTCCTGGGAACACCCCATCTCCTCGTTTACATCTTACGATCAATATTACTCTTTGTCCCTTTGTTCCTGGAAGTTTATTTGTAGGGGCCACATAATATCTAAAAATAAGAATATCCCCAGGAGTCATCCTGTCAGCACTCGCTGGGGTAGGGGTAAGGATCTTCTTCCTGTCCCCTCCAACAGATTTTAAAAAACTTTGAGATTCTTTTGAAAATTGGACCATCTTGCCTCTAATATAATAAGAACGCTTTAAACATGAATACAGATATTGATTTAATAGATTTTATGGATTTAATTAACTATACTTTACATAAAGACTTTGTAGAGAAATGGAGATATAAGTATTCAGAAAAATTTATTAAGCACTTTCAGATAAAGATATTAGAATCCTTAACTAAACAGAAAGTAATAAAATTAAGTAGCTTATATAATTATCTAACTAAAAAGTGTAGATACTCGTCTGAACAAGTAGAAAACTTCTTTGGCTCTATTGATATAAGTATATACTACCCATTAATAATAAATGACAAACCAAGATAAAAACGAGATTTTCGAATATCTAATCGCTGCCGAGATTACCGATAGTATGCCAGGAGTAGCTAATTTTTTAGCTATGCTATACTACGGAGGGATAGCATTGATAGCTATCGCTAGTGGTGTTATATTACTTCTTGGTGCGTTTGGTATTCTTTAACTGCTGCATACGCTCTTCACAGAGTCTACCAGAGTTAAACTCAGGACAGATGTTCTTGTAGCCACACCAGTTGCAGAACTGATTCTGCATGGCTTGAAACTCAGCCTTCTTCATTTTTCTAATCTTCCAGATTTGATCAACCTTCTCTCTAAGGTAATGCCTAATCTGGTTCGCAGAATACTTACATGTGACAAAGTTATTGGTGACGGGGTAGTAGTGAGCCACCACAATGTCACTCAAGGGCACTCCTAGCAACTTGTGTACCGCATAAGCATACCCCTGCATCTGTCTGTCCTGGTACAGGTCCAATTCAGATAGCTCCCTTTTAGAGGTTTTGTAGTCGATTACAAGATACCCTCCATCCTTGCCTTTAATCACACGGTCAATGATCCCGTTGAGCTTAATATCCTTTTCTTTATCATGGATAATCTCGTAGACCATTTCAGTAGCCACCGTTTCTGCCAAGGTGGCATTAAAACGCAGGAAGTTCTCTAAGCACTTCTTGGTCTTAGGAGCATAAGATTCCGAGAAAGTGTAGTCCTTTTTAGCACTTTCCGCTATAACAGTGAGGTCGGCAAGGCTCTTTGCCTCAAAGCCATCCTCAAAGATTTTATGTATGAACGAACCAAAGTGAAGCGGGTCAGTATTTCGATCCCCCTCTTTAAAACGATCAATGTACCGATAACGGTACTTAAGTTGACATTCTTTGAATGTCTTGGATTTTGATTCGGAAATTGTATTTATGAACATAGTTGCACCTCAGTTTATTAGAGACTACTTACTTGAGAAGTTCAAGGATAACTATAGATTGTCCTCTGGGGATACAGAGCTAATCGTACCCTCTGTATTTATCTCTGATGACTACAAACGCCACATGAGCATTAACTTAGATAGTGGTCTGTGGCAATGCTTTAAGAGTGGAAATAGAGGTAACTTCGTCCAGATCTATGCTTTCCTAGAAAGTATTACATATAATCAAGCAGAAGCCGCTCTCCTCTTTAAAGACCTAGAAGGGGATTTCCCGAAAAAGTTAGAAATAAAAATCTCCGCACCGAGGGCCGAAAGAGAAGATCTGCATCTTACCCCTGTAACTGTAGAGGACTATGAGACTGAAGACCCCCTCATGCAAAAAGCGTGGACCTTCTTATACGAACGCGGTCTCTTTAATTTAGACACAGGGGAATCTAAGTATTATGTGTCCACCCAGGGCCGATACAAAGGACGGTTAATTATTCCGTTTGAAGAAGATTCGGAAATTTTTTACTTTCAGGCCCGTACTCTGGGCGACGAGACACCTAAATACCTTAACCCCTCAGAAGGCTGGCCTAAGCCTTCTCACATCCTATATCCATATGACACAGAGGCTGACCATTTAGTAGTCTGTGAAGGACCGTTAGATGCTGTCTCTCTCCAGATTCAGGGGATTAATGCTACTTGTACTATGGGGTGTTCTGTCTCCGAGTACCAAGTAGAAGCTCTTAAAGAATTTGAAGGTAAAATAATTATCGGGTATGATAATGATGATGCGGGAAAAAGAGGGGTAAACAAGTTCGACTACCTCAGACGCATAAAAAGGATGGCAAATCTCTACATTTGCCATCCTCCTTCAGAAGTAAACGATTGGAATGATGCCCACATTAAGGGCACCGACCTAAGTAGATTTGTCACCGATCATACTAAAAAGTATGATTACGACTATCTCATGAATCACCTCCTTACGACACTGTGAGATAAAACAGNGGGCTTAATATATATTCATTTAACAAGGTATACTTCACCTGTACACTATAGGTCCCTGTTAAACTTCCGAAAGTTCCATNTGTAAACGNTNNAAGATTTTTTAAATTATTTGTAGGCCAATTATAGATTAGGGTATTATCTTTAGTAATGGTCATAGCCCCATTTGTGATTGCTTCAAATGGCCCAGCAAAAGCAACATCTTGATTTACTTTTTTAATGNTCACCGNAGCANCCGTTATAACCGAATCTTTAAAAATATCTTGGACATTCTTAGGTATGTCATGATTTTGGATTGTGGTTTCTGTTGTAACTTTAAGGTCAATTGTTTCTCCTAGCCTAACATGCTTATTCATAAGCTTGTTAGAAGTATTTAAGAGAAGGGGTTCAGTGAAAGCAAAGAAGGTATCTTCGTTTAATGAAAACTGATTCGTAATTACTTGATACTTAGAAGCAGAGTTTAGTNTTACCGTCCATAGATCAACATAATCATTAACAGCAGATAAACTAGCAGCGGCAACTTGAGTANTGGTAGTATAGTCCCACCCCGATAAAGCCAAGGTTTGATCTAAAACAACAACATACTCCCCTTGTCCCATCCTATAGATTCCACTAGCCGTTACTGCGGGAATATAATTAGTAACATTAAAAGCATCTTCACAAGGGGTGCCTACATCAGTACCTGCGGTAATAGTACAGTGGGNCATAGTTCCATTTGGATTAGTACCATAGGCAGCAAAAGCCATTTTAGGTGTTGCGGTCACTAACCCGTCAGTACCNGTGACACTTAGAGGTGTCAGGGTATCTCCTTTTCTAAATAGTTGCACACTACTTATTTCATAAGGATCTACATAGGCTCCATCATTAATGAAATAAGTTCGTAACCCTACTATTTGGCTAACATTAGGTCTGTTCCCTCTATCTACGACTGTTGTGGTGTTTACTTGCATTGTTTTGCTCTTCTATCTCTTGGGTTAAGAATTCTAAGAAAATAGCCCGTTCTGATCGAGCCATCTCCTTTACATCACCATAGGTGAAGTTGGAGTGCTTTACAAGTATATAGGCTTCATATAGCAGATCTTTTAATTTAAAAGACCCAACTATTTCCCTGTAAAAAAATCAGCCGTGATCGGTAACTCCATTACTTCGTTATGACTGCAATAATTGCACACAAAGCGTACTTTTGTGTCCACTCCATATTTGGATGCAGACATCCCATCCAAAAGAGTATGAGCATCTTGCAGAGGTAATTGTGGAAGAACTTTAGAAATAACACTCTTTTCAGCGTGTCCATCAATTTCTTCAACAAATCTCCACAAATTAGTTATAGCCTGATCAGCATTAGAAAAATAGTTTTCATCTTGAACCCTGGGGAATCTAACTTTTACATCTTTTTCTAATACAGATAAATGAATTGTAATCGGCTCATTTAAATCATCCTCAACATAGGTAACAGGCAAAGCATTGAGTTGGAATGTAATAGCATTATCCCTTTTACAGGAGTTACAATTAATAGCAGCATTATACTTTTCACCGTAGGAAATCTCTCTCAACTTCATAATCAGAAAGAGCTTGTCCATTTGAAGCAACGCCCCCACATCAATGTTACTTACACACCTAGCTAACAAAGTATTAAGAACATCAACATTAACATTTTTTTTGCTCATCATTGCTCGTTCATCCTCAAAGGTCATGGGCCGAAGAGAGATAGGCTTTGATGAATCTTTCAGGGTGTAAAATTTATTTTTTGACGGAAGCTCTACCGCAACTTCCTCAGAAGAAGGCATGTTAGCTAAAATGTTATCAATGATCTCTTGTTCTGATAATTTCTTGAACTTATCAGCTTTTTCCTTTGGCTTTTGTGTTTTTTCACTCATAAAATACTCCTAAGTATTAGTGTGGGGTTACTCTATAATAGTCTGATGAAGATACATATAAATTCCTTAAAATCTAGGATAGTAACCGACAATATGGACCTTTTAAATGCTTTATATAGGTTATATTCAGAAAAAGTACCTGGATACCAATATTCTGCTGCGTATAAGCGTAGGCAGTGGGACGGTAAAACACATTTTATCTCCAGAAATGGAACTTTTAGGACTGGTCTTCTAAAACGAGTCTTAGACGATCTAAAAAAAATTAATTGTACCCCAGAATTAGTACTAGAAACCCCTGATTTAGAGGATTTTACCGAAAATTGGGACATTGAGGGGTTTTCTTACTATGATTTTCAAAAAGAGCTTATTTCAACAGGTCTTAGAGAAAAACGAGGAATCATAAAATCCCCCACAGGATCAGGAAAAACACTAATTATGGCAGGATTAGTAAAAGCCCTGGCTGGGAGGAAGATGGTCCTTCTTTTTAATGCAAAACAACTACTAACACAGACTTATNATTTTCTTACTGATACCTGCGGAATTGATAATGTTGGCCTATGTTATGGTGAAGGTTATATTTACGGAGATATTATGCTCTGTACCGTCCAAAGCATTGAAAAAATTCTCGACACACATTTGGAAGAAGCTGAAGTTTTGATGGTAGATGAGTGTCATGAGTTTGCTAATGGAAAAACTACTCTCGCTGCCCTAAAAGCCTTTCCTAAAGCTCTATATCGTCTGGGATTTACAGCTACCCCTCCCTCCGATATAATCCCTAAATTGAATTTGGAAGGTTCTTTAGGTCCAGTATGGGCTTCAGTTAGCACTGCGGCTCTTGTAGATGATGGAAAATTAACAAAACCTATTATCCAGTTACTGAATAGAGACTATACAGCTAGTGGATTAGATGAAGATAAAAGCTATTTAGAAGTTTACGATGATTATATCGTAAATAATGAAGAAAGAAACAATAAAATAAAGGAGATTGTAAATGACATTAGACAACATAGCAAACGAGCCCGTATCCTTATTCTTACCAAATCACTTGATCACGGAAGAACCTTGGAAAACTTACTTGGAGGGAATTGCGAGTTCCTTGAGGGGGCTGATTCGGTCGGACAGAGGTATAACGCTATATCTAGATTCAGAGGATGTAGAAAGTCTAGCGTCCTCATTGGCACTAAAATACTGCAAACAGGTATTAACATTGAAGAAATAACCCATTTCATAAATGCTAGAGGAATGAAGTCTGAAATAGCAACCCTTCAAGCATTAGGAAGAGCTTTAAGAAGACATGAAAGCAAAGAAAGGGTTTTTATCTATGATTTCATGGATAAAGAAAAATACTTGAGTAATCACTCAAGAGCAAGAAAACGGCATTATGAAAATGAAGGACATACGGTAACTGTATTATGAAAAATCCCGAAGAACTTAAAGAAATTATAAGCAAACTGAATGCATCAGAGCTTGAAGATATTCAATGGCTTCATACAGAAATGGCTACATTCTTAGAAAGTGATGAAGTAAGTAGTGAGGGTGTCACCAGACTAGAAAATATGATAAACACCCTCAATAACTTTAGGAGGACATATACTCAAAGAGTAATACGCCTCCATAAATTAGGACATATGGTAGATTAGCTTTTCTTTTCGCAGCAGTCTTCGCTTAAAACGACCTTTTCTGCTTTGCCCTTCCTAGCCTTCGGCATTCCCTCTGTACGGGATCCCCAGTCAGAGCGGTCCATACCACGCATTCTCTCCATGATTGCACCACGGGCTCTCTCAGGGCCTCTACGGGACTGTCTGAGGTCGTTAGCCTTGGCAAGGAATAAAAACCCAACCATAGCAAGTAAAATGTTCTCTTTCGTTAAATACTTCATATTAGTTCTCCAAGTTGGGAATTGTTATATCGGGGTTTCCCATTTTTAGTTTAAGACCCCAGTTTTCCATATCTCTCTTGGTCCACTGATCCTCCAGTTTCCCTTCCAACATATCCAGCTTATAGTTAATATTAGTAAGCTGAGTACTTATCCAGACCACCCCTCCACAGAGAGCGATAACCATACCTAATGGCATTAGTGTGTCCTTTGTTATAAATGTTTTCTTATCTTGTGTCATTAGGTTTTTCCTTTAAGTAATTCGCTTACAAGTAAATGTAGAGCCCTTTCTCAATTGCTGATTATTATTACCTGTAATTTTACAAGTAACTTTAGTCCCTGCGCTTACAAATTGAATCCACTTGATCATACAATCTCTAGGATCAACATTTGTTCTAATATTATCAATCTTAGTAGCTTTAGTTGTTTCCATTGATGAAATTACTGTTATTATATTTAATGTAATTTCAGTAGGACTAGATCCTACCACAAAACTACCCTGCATTTCAAACTCGTAGTAACCATCAGCAGCTATGGTGAAGGCTCCTCCACGATAAAAATCTTCGCTCCAATTAATAAGATTTGCATCTGATCTTTCAACTGTTTGGTCACATCCTGAACCAAAATAAACAGGATCAGTACCATTTACAGAGCTATTGGTAGTAGCAGCAACAAAAGCCCACGGAGCAGGAATAGGACAAGAGCTTACTGAAATTGCAGAACCGTCAACAGTTACATTATAAGCCTTTATATCATAATTTCCACCCCCAGGATTCCAAGCTGTACCTGCAACAGGAACAGCGTGACTAGAACCCACATTAAGCATGTTAATACCTGTAAGAGATACATATTCTGAACCATCTAGGATGTAATCCGATTCAATGTATCCAGCCCCCGTTTTCCCCATAGGGATATTTGTTAAGAACGATGTAGCCGCAGTCCCCGTAGTACCATCAATACGCTGTTCAAAGAAATTTCCTGCATAATCCCCACTATGACCATTATTCCAAGTAATATAACCATCACCATCATTCCAAGTTGACATTGCTATAAATTCAAAACCGCCAGCCTCGTTACCTCCTCCTTTGGCAGAGTTTATCCATAGTAAATTCCCCGCATCAGGGGGATCAGTTCCAAACATTAAAAGTTTTCCTTC